AGCATGGGCACCTCATCACCCGAGCGCTTGATGACCTTCATCACTGTAAGACAGACGGTCCTTTTTTTTATCCTCGTCTATCTCAATGGACCGCCTCCCGACGCGCCGGTCTCTGCCCACACCCCTGGCCGATGCTTACTTCTCGGATTTCAATCGGGAATACCTGCACGGGGCGGTGATCCGTGCCATGAAGGAGAAGACGGGCTACCAGATTGAGCGCCAGAGCGACCCTGATCTCCAGGCGCTGATGCGCCGGGTCTGGACCAACCTGTCAGGTGACCCGTACTCGGACGTTCGCAATCAGGTGGCCAAAATGAACGAGAAGGTGGTCAAGGAGGCGACCGCGACCATCTCGACCGGAATGCTCCAACAGATTGTGTATCTGCGGGACATCTCGCGGAACCCGGTCCCACTCGAGACGCCCGTCAGCACGAGCACATACGGGAATAAAATCCCGAGTAATTTCAAGTTCGGAATCAACTAAATGGTCCGCGCACTCGATGATATCCTTTTGGGTTTCTTGATTTTCTTTGCGCTCGACCGCGTGATCCGCCTATTTAGCAATGGAATTGTGGAGCCCTGGGCCGAGACCAAGACGGTGAACAAAAACATGATCGAGAACTGGAAACTCGGTGCCGAACTCGTGCTCTTGATTGTGTCTTTGGTCTTGGTCGTCAAGAACCGGTCGTGGGTGACCCACCTGAATCGGGCTTAAGGGGCACGGGCCCCATATTCATAATGAATAAATACCGTGATGAGACGGCGGCCATGTGCCGACACAAGGGATGGGACAAAGCCCCAGTGAGTATAGTATGGATGTTACTCAACGAGGAGATGGGCGAATTGGCTTCGTCAATTCGTCAGAAGCAAAGAATCTACAAGAAGACCGGCCTCAAGAAGGACCGCGGCACGGACGTGATGATGGAGATGGGTGACGTGTTCAGCTACATGTTCCAGTTGGCCCATATGTTAAACGTGGACCTCGACGAGATGTGGGAGGCTCACCGTCAGAAAGTCCAGTCGAAAGTCTATGCGGCGTGCTAATTTAAAAATCTAGATTGATGGTAAGATGGCGACCGCCTGGATGATTGACGACCGCCTCCAGATCGATGGGTTCGACCCATATACCTGGTCGGGTACGTATGGCGTCAATACCGATGGGTTCCGCAAGGACACCTTTATCGACGGCAAGTACTTCACTCAGATTGACGAGACGCCCATGGAGATGCAGGACCAGGTCGAGGAGAGCCAGAGTCCAGAGTTCAACACGTCAGGCGCCATGTACCTCAAGACGGCCAGCGTGAACCCTGCGCCTTACCGCATGTTCCCTGCGCGCAAGTTCGAGTACGCAGACGGCACGTGCACGTGGTACCGTTCGGATATGCCCTGGTCCTGGATGGATAAAGGTGCTGGTTCGGACGCTATTGGTCGCTGGATTGCGACCAAGGGTGCCGATGAACTCATATTTTATCTGGCGCTAGCTGTTCTTGGTTTCTTTTTGGTTACGAAACTCAAGAATAAGAATTAGATGGCCTGGACCTTTGGTGCCACGACCTTGATTAATTTTTTGGACAAATTCTCCTTTTCAATCTTCGACCGTTCGTCCAATTTGGGGCAGAAATGCACCTCAAGTTGAATGCATCTCGAGCAAAAATCCCCTTGGCACTCACGGCACCGGAGTAGCTTCGGCCGGTGTGTACACTTCATTGTCCTCTTCTAGGAGACATACAATTTCATTCTTAAATTGGGCGGTCTCAGGCTCGTCCACAATTTCACAGAGTCCGTGGATCCGACCCTTGCATATGCGGTCCCATGCCGCCTTCATGGCCGGTAGGTTCTTTTCGAACCAAGAACGGTCACGCTTGATGCGGGTCACGACGAACTCTTCAGGATGAGCCGGATCGGGAACATTCACGTACTCGCAATCGCACCCTCCGAAGACTCCCAAATTACAGGCGCGACATTCTATCCGCTCCCTTTTGGTTTTACCGGGTCGGTACTGAATGAAGTCGCACTCCTCGAGGTCCGTAATTTCCAGTTGAAGTTGGACCTGTGGCCAGTAATGCTTGGGGACCTTGGGCTCGATCTTGCGGGTCAAGGGGCACTTGATTTCGATCAGGAGACCATCCTCCGTGACGCCGTCAGGTGAAGCGCCGAGCCACGGGTACGTACGGTGCTGGACCAGCCCAATCTCATGGGACTTGCGTCCGGTCCGCTGGTCGTACAGGTCACGGACGAGAGGCTCGAGCAGGGTCCCGTGAGCCGTGGCGGCGTTTCCGGCCCACTTCGTCTTCAGGACCTTCTTCTTGACGAATGCGTCTGGCGTCTCGTAATGATTCTCACCTATGGCGCTCGCCACATCACTTGCGGTGATCATCTGATCACGCAGATCTAACCATTCTTGACTTCTTTGTTCGGCGTATTCAGCCGCGAGCAGCTCACGGGCCCGGGCGACCAACTTCTCGTTTAGGGGGTCCATCCTTATTCTTAAATCTCGGGTCAGTTTTAAGCACTATTTGAGCGGCGTTCTGTTCAGCCTGCTTCTTGGTACTGGCGAATCCTGAACCACAATTGAGGCCGTCCACAAACACGCTGATGAAAAACTGCCCGCTCATCTGACCAGTGACCTGATAGTCGGGCAAGGGGTACTTGAGTGCCTGACACCAGCGCATGAGCTGGTCCTTGTAGTTGTCATCGACGAGCGACGTTTGGACCTTGGTGAAGGATTCAAGAACGAACTTCTTGGCATGAACCATGCCCAGGTCGAGATAGATGGCGCCCACGAGCGCCTCGAACACGTCCTCCATGATGTGCTCATTGGTGTTCCAGCCGTTCCGCTCACCCTTCTCGTCCATGAGGATCAACTTGTCGAGACCGAGCGCCTGTGAAATCTCGCACAGGGTCTTGCCCCGGACCATCTTGGTACGGGCCTTGGTCAGGAACCCTTCCTGCTCCTTCTCGTGCAGATCAAATAGGTGTTTTGTGATGATAAACCCAAGGACCGAATCCCCCATGAATTCGAGCGTCTCGTACGAACCAGTCAGACCTGAATATCGCTTCAGGGCTGACTTGTGCGTGAAGGCTCGCTGGTACAATTCCATCGATTTCACTTTTGTGCCGACCAGAGTGTTCATGTGGTCCCGCGACAACTCTGGGGCCGGCTCCATTTCTTGTTGTGGTAACTTAGGTTGAGATTTTTAAGTGCTTACTTCTTCTTCGCAATGTACTCGCGCGCGAGAATGAAAAGTCCGTAAAGGATCGCTAGCCACATGAGCATGTTCATAACCTTGGCCGCGGTGCAGTACAGGGACCGGTCCTGGGCATCGCAATTGACGGTCGTGCCTAGGAGACCGAACACACCAGAGCCACCGATCCCACCATTATCTCTGCGGGCCATTTTATACTATTTTTCAACATTAAATTCAAGCAGTCGCCTTGGCCACCTTTGGGCGGGCCTTCTTCTCCTTGGGAGGAGCGTTGGGGTCAGCCGCAGCCTTGGGCTTCTTCTCCACCTTGGGCTTGTCCTCCTTGATGTAGTGTGGGTTGATGTACTTCTGGATGTTCAGGAAGGTCACCTGGGTGCCCTCTGGCGGGTGCAGCAGGGTCTGCAGGGTCGCGTCCAGGGTGATGTTCTGGCCCGCCTTCAGGCCCTTCTGCTCCACGTACTCGTTGACCTTGCGGGTCACCTGAGAACGGGAGATCTTCTCACCGGCCGGCAGCGCCAGGAAGGCGCGCAGCTCGGGGGTGATGTCCAGGGGCTTGTTGAAGCCGTTGTTCTGCGCACGGGCCGCCGCCTTCTCACCGGACGGGTCCTCAATGTGCTGACGGATCTTGCGCACGTCCTTGCGCAGCGCCTTCAGCTCCTTGGCAAGCAGCTCCAGGGTAACGGTGGTCTCGGTCGTGGTGGCCATTTCTACTTATCCTGGGACGGCCGTCTTTAAGCCCTGTTACTCGAGCGCCCAAGCTGCAATGATCATGAGAAGTAAAATACACATACCCGAGAGTACGAGATGCCAGACCTTGCGATCCTGGAGACCCTCCGTCTTCCAGCCATCTCCGTAAGGACTGGGGTTGAAAGGGGCCGCCCCCTTGGTCTCAGTCGGCTCTGAACTCTGAGGGAGATCGTCGCCACCAAACCCAGGCGGAAGGGTCACGCCACCGGATGGACGAATTTCCACATCAAATCGGGGGCCCATCGCTTGGCCCATGCATCTGGGTACACAGCATCCGGGGTCACAGGGATACACGAGACCGCTTTCCCTATTAATGTAACCACAGACCGTCTTGTAGGGGTCCATGGGGTCCGACAAACACATGCATCCCTTGTTCAGGAACTCTTGTTTGCACGAGTTCATCTAGCATTAAAGAAGATTTTTGTATTAGTACTATAATGGAGTACGGCAAACCCCAGAAGCTTCCGGATGGTCGTTACTTTCTGAAGATTTCCGGGCCGCGTCATCAGGTGAACGGCGTCACGGCACAGGACGGCCTCGTGTCCAAGTCGGTCAACTTCAAGATTGAGGACCCCAAGATTTTCAACGATATTGATGCAGAGCTGCTGGCCAAGGCCAAGGAGTCCAAGGTGGAGTGGTTCGGCAAGGAGCTGAGCGACGAGACCATCACGAACGCCTTCCAGGAGAGCGTGACTGACGGCGTCCTCGGCGCGTCCCTCGCATCAGTCAAGGGTCAGGTGGTCACTCTCGCGTTCGATAGTCGGAAGAACCCGATGAATTTCGAGGAGGTGGTCGTCGGTTCCCAGTGCGACGCTCTCTTCGAGCTGGCCGGTCTGTGGTTTCTGAAGAAGTCCTTCGGGCCCATCTGGCGTGTCGTACAGGTCCGCGTCCGCACAGGCAGTCGGGTCCAGAACTTCCCCAAGGAATATCTTTTCTCAGACGAGCCCGAGGCCGAGGAGGATGACCCAGCGGACTATCTGGACTGACCCAAAAATTTATTCGCACGCTATAATAAATGGATCGCAAGGGCCTGGCTATCATGGTTCTCGCGGCTGTGATTCTCCTGCTCCTGGTCGCCCCTCAGAAGAGCCGTTTCGCCCAACCCGGCGCGGCCGTGTCCGGTATGAACCTGTCCAACTCGGCCTACGCCAGCACCCACGCTCGTGCCAACTCTGGTCGCTCGGCCGGTGACGTGCCCCAGGGTGAGGGCCCGCACCTGGCGGGCGGCGGCATGAGCTCGGCCGGTCTGATCCCTCGCGAGGTGGTCCAGACGGAGGATTTCGGTCAGTTCAGCCCCGAGGCGATTCTGAGCGGCCAGAACTACATGGATCCACGTAACCAGATTGGTTACCCAGAGACCCTGGGCGGTGTGCTGCGCAACGCGAACCTGCAGTTCCGCTCCGAGCCGATCAACCCTCGCACGCCAGTGTCCATCTTTAACCTCAGCACGATTCCCCCGGATACCATGCGTCCCAAGTTCGAGATTAGCCCGGAGTACCAGTGAGGCGTCCTTTCGGGACCCGCGTCTCTTTTACGTAAAAAAGTGCTTTGCACTTATTAGAAATGGATTTCAAAGCGGCAATGACTGAGTGGGTCACTCTCAAAGCCCAACTTCTTGCGGCTCGCAAAGATCTCGGCGTCCTCAACGCACGCGAGAAGGATCTTCGCAAGTTCGTAACCGTGCACATGCAGCAGCAAGAGATTGACACGGTCCGTGTTAAGGACAAGGTCAAGGTCAATTTCAAGCTTAAAAAGACCAAGGGGGCGATCACCAAGGATGTGATCAAGAAGGGCCTCGGGTCATTTTTCGGTGGAAATGATGCCCAGGTCGAGGGGGCCTTCCAGGCTATTCTGGACGCGGCACCGACCAAGGAGACGGCCGGTGTGACGGTCTCAGGGCTTAAGGATCTGTAGCTCTGTTTTAGTAAGTAAATTCGACATGGGTCTCAACGACGAGTACTCGCGCGACGCGTACAACTACGACGAGGCGTACGACTCTGACGCCTCGGACGAGTTCGACCCAGAGCTCCACCCAGAGGACTGGCAAGACATGTACTCCCAGGAGATCCTCGACGGCTGGATGCACCTTCGTGAATATTTTGAACAGAATTACATCAAGTACCGGGCCGGGTACCCACAGTTCGTTGAGCTCGTCCTCGAGCCGACCAAGTGGTACACGAACGAAGAGCCCGGTCTGATCCAGCAAACCTTGTGGAACTCAATTTCCGACTTGCCGATCATCTCAGAGCGGGTCTGTCCTCAGAACTTTTACGCGTGGATTGAAAATTATGTTGATTACTTGTAAATGATCGACATCACTGGCCCCAAGGTTCTGGCTCCGGCCCTCCTGTTCGCCATCCTCAGCCCGGGCCTGCTGCTGGCCCTGCCGGCCGGCAAGGGCCTGCTGGTCCAGGCGGTGGTGCACGCCGCCGTTCTGTCCATCGTTTATTGGGCGATCGCCAAGTACGTTCTGGGCCTGAGCCTGACGACGGCCGACCTGTTCGTGCCGGCCGTGCTGTTCGTGCTGCTGACCCCAGGTGTGCTGCTGACCCTGCCCCCAGGCTCGGCTGGCATCTTCCGCAGCGGCCAGACGTCTGGTGCGGCGGTCGGTGTGCACACCCTGGTGTTCGCGATCGTGTTCGCGGGTCTGCGTTCCCAGTTCCCCCAGTACTACTAGGTCCGCGGCCACGAGCACGCTCTAATTTACATTTAAAATAGAAGAATGGTCAAGTACCTCGCTATCGGCCCAGGAGCCATGGGCTACTTTAGCTTTTTGGGGGCCATGACCAGACTAAAACAGGCGGGCCGGCTCGACGAACTCGAAGAGATTTCGGGTGCGTCAGCCGGGGCCCTTTTGGCTTTTGTGTTTGCCCTGACGAAAGGGGACACCACAAAGGTTCTCGACTTTACGCTTACCGTTCCCATAAAGAAGATGATGAAGCCCAATATCAAAAGTCTTCTCAAGGAATGGGGCCTCATTTCTAATTCAAAATTGCACGCCGTCTTTTCGGACATGGTTGAAAAATTCACGGGAAAGCGCGCTGTGACTTTCAAGGAACTCTATGAATGGTACCCTATCAAGATTCACGTGGCCTCTTACTGTGTGAATACGAATAAGACGGTCTATTTCTCGGTCGATACCATACCTAATATGAATGTCGTCGACGCCGTGTGTGCGTCGGTTGCCATCCCGTTTATCATTTCTTCGGCAAAATTGAACGACGGGTGGCACTACATTGATGGCGCGACAGCCGAGACCATCCCGTGCGCTCCATTTCTGGCCCGATCCCGTGATGACGTGTTAGTGATTGCGTTTGGGTGGGCAAATCTCCCGGTCATAAAGGACATCAAGAGTTATGCCATGGCTCTCATCACGACCCAGATGCGTTCGCGCGCCACCTACGACTTTCCTATTTTGAATCTAAATTCAGGGGACCTGGACATTTACGACTTTTCCCTGGGCCAAGAGCAAAAGCTCAAGTTGTTCATGAAGGGTCTGTCGGCCCAGTAATTTTCTCGGCAATTTTCAAATGAAACACCACATCCGTTCCAGCCACGTCGTGAAGCTCTCGCGCAAGAAGATCACCGTTCGGGCGACCAAAGGTCGCCCCGCATACTCTTACATACGCAAGGCCAAGACGCGTCGCGTCGCGTCAGTTCCGGCCTATGACGTGGGCGCGATAGGCCGTTCCACGAAGGTCATCGGCCCACTCAAGGGTGGTATGCTCACCCGGTACGGGTACCACCCGGTCGAGGCCACGACCAATCGCCACAAGGCCCTGACCAAGGGCATCAGCAAGGGTGAGAAGCCCCTGTCCGTCATGCGCCGCCTGGTCGCCATCGGGACCCTGACCAAGCGCACGCTTCCCCGCGCGTCGCGCATCTACCGTCAGGATGCCAAATGGATCAGCCGCAAGTACCTAAAGGTTAAATAAATTCTAGGTATAAATTAAATCATGCCGACTATGCGTGAAATCCAACAGTGGAGGCCCCGTACAGCATCGGTAAACGGCTCGGTCCGTCACAACCGCCGTTTGGCCCTGACTACGGGAGTTCAGATGGCCCTGACGGCTCCGGCCCCGCAGCGCAAACAGGCGCTCAGACGCGAGCTCAAGAAGCATCCGGCCGTGGCGCTCTCGTGCCTGTCCCGTTCGACGCTCCGGCGGGTCCTTTTGACCCTGGGCTTCAGCCTCGCTGCGGTCGGCGCGATCATGCACTTCCCGAAGCTGCCTGCCGGTGGTCCGGCCGCCATGGCCCCCACCCCGGCCGGGAACGCGCCCGTGGCTGCACAGTCGTGGGGTCAGCGCGCAATGAACTACGCACCGACCCGCCAACAGGCTATCAACGTGGGTGGAGCCGTCGCGACCGCGATTAACCCCTGGTTCGCAGTGAAGTGGATCGTCGCCTCCGTGACGAGCCGGACCGTCACCGCCATGGACAAACAGATTGACCAGTACGAGCAGGCTGCCAACCGGGCCCGTCAGAACCTCGAGTTTTACCTCGCATGGTCCATGTTCGTCGCGTTCTTGGCCGTGATCTCCCATTTTATTCCGAGAATTGCGTACAACAT